GATGGCCGTGTTGTTGCTGACAGTGCCTGAGGCAATGTAGACCAGCCCTGAGTTAGCCAAATACGTATTCGTATCGGCAGCCGTCAACACCTCACCCGTAGTAAAAGTCTTTATAGCCATGTCAGAATCCTAACTTATTGTTGTCTAAAGTGCCGAAGATGGCATCGTTGAGAATGAGATACGCATTGGTGTCCTGCCCGGACATATAAACCGTACATCTTGTCTGCTCAGGCGTGGCGCTGATCGACATACCTTCAAGAATGGTATTGAAGTTGTCACCACGAAAAGAAACGTTGCCAAGGGTTGCAATCGGACTCATAATCAAAGTAATCACCTGCACATTGAAGTTGTTGGGCGGTGGGTAAATTGCTGGCACTTGTTGAACATCCGTGAAAGTAACCGAAGCAATCGTCTGGTCTTTGGATTGAAAGTTGTTAAGCACCCATTGAGCATGAGAAAGAGCTTGACTAGTTGAATAGTCAACCGTGTCTTTGTTTTGCCCGTAAATAGGGGTCACGCCAGTCGTAGAAGTTTGGCTGGCAACCGACTGAGGGGTAATAGTGACCGAGGTGTAGTAATTATCCGCGCTGCTTCGAAACTGGATTTGTTCGTATTTCATTTGATACGGGTCGCCAGTACCTGTGCCGTCGTTCCAGTAATAAGTTGTCTGAGGAAGACTGTTTCTGCCATACCAATAGATTTCGGGTGTTGCGTGGTAGGTCACACTTTGTGCCAACATCCGCGCTTCTTCGGTGCGTGTAATAGTGTTAATCAGCCCGAAGGCGTTGCCTGTGTATGTTTGGGCGCTGGCGATTGAACGCCCGTTGAAGGGTGCGATTGGAAGTCCCACCTCGACGCCGACTTTATAAACTTGGTCAGAAGTAACTTCTTCTACAAGGGCGTAAGAGTTGAGTTGTGCCCGTCCCCAGTCGCCTTGCAGGCCTTCACAAGTAATGGTGACACGGTCTTCATTTGTGACGTATCCATAGTCAATTTGTACGTCTCGGATGTTTCCATAAAACGCGCCGAAGTGATCCATGCCCATTACGACACCGGGCTTGTAAATGTAGGCAACGACTCTGTCTCCAAGTTTGGGTGCCACAGTCCACGACGATGGGAACTCAGATTCAACGGTCATTGAGTCAGCGGAGTAGTCGTCAATTTGGAGACGACGACCACGAAAGATGTTGAGTGCCTGCACAGACGGGAGGGTGTACCACGTTGAGCCTGAGTAGAAGTCAACTCGCCATTCAAACGCTGTTGCCATTATTGCACCGTCAATGGAAGTGGGCCGTTAGACCGATTCCATCTGCGTAGAGCGTCAACCACGGCTTGAGGGTCGCCACCGTTGACGTTGATGTTGACAGTGTTGCCACCTAGACCAGCGCCAGCGTTAGGGCCAGTAAGGGGGATTACAGCCTCGGGGCCGCGCTCACCGATCATGGCAAGCATTCCACCGGGTGTGTCCACAATTCCACCATTGGCCAGCATCGGGATATTTGGCACGTCAAAGCCTTTGCCACCGAGTCCAGGAACCCATTTGGGAACACTGAACGACAACTTGCCAATCGTGCTATTCCACAGTGTTGCGATGCCGTTGAAGATGGCTTTATAGACACCCATGACAAACGACAGATAGGAAGTGATGGCGTCCATCCCACCCTTTATGCCTGTTTTTATTGCGCTAAATACGGCGTCAACAATGTCGCGGAAAGCATCAAACTTCTTGTAGGCAATAACTAAACCAATGACTAAACCAGCAATAGCAAGAGCAAAAAGAACTATTGGGTTGGCGGCCATGACAGCGTTGAAGATGCCTTGAATTACAGTGAATGCTTTTGTTGCTGCACCCCATGCAGTCATTGCAGCGTTGGTGATCACAATGGCAGCTGCAATGCCACCGATAATCCCGGCAATGATTACGAACGCGGTTGAGTTCTCTGCAGCCCATGCGCCCATAGCCGTTAGGAAGGGCAACACGGCTTCGATGGCTGGCAAAAGTGCAGCGCCTATTGACTCTTTTGTTTCGGCCAGTGCAACGCCTAGGCGTTTGAATTGTCCCTGTGCGGTGTTGGCGGCTTCGGATGCGGCACCGCCAGTAGTGACGCCGATAGCGGTCATAACTTCTTCAAAGGTTGCGCCGTCTTTGATCATCTGACGATATTCAGGTGCCAACTTTGCAAGGGCGGTGAGGTTCCCTCCGTACGCTTTTTCGAGGCTAGCGGTGACAGCGGAGAGCGGCTTACCTGTTGACGCGGCTATGTCCATGGCAGCAGTGGCTAGTTTTTGTGCGTCCTCAACTGACGAAGTTGCTTTTGCTAAACGACCTAATGCCGGGCGTAGTTCGTCATCAGTAATGCCAAGCAACTTGCCCTGAGTGCTAATCCAATCTTCGTTCGCTGCAATCTGTGCGTCGGTTGCGTTGGTGGCTTTCTTTAACGTGTTAGCCAAAAGTGTCTGTGCAGCATCATCCTCAATAGCGCCCTTGGTGGCATCACCTAAAGCAACAGCCAAACCTGCTAGGGCAAGACCTGCAGGAACAGCTGCTTTCTTGATGGCGAATTGGGCCTTCTGTCCTGAAGTCTCCAGTTGTTTGAACTGCGCCACGGCGCGTGAAATTCCAGAACCGTCAAATTCCGAGATGATTGGAATGTTGATAGCCATTACTTAATTTCCTTATTTACCGTAGCGATTACGCGCAACACTAACGCTTTTAGTTCAGCAGTTATGGAAGGCAACGCTTGTTCAGCTGCAGGCCACAGAACACGCGCCTGCTTTGCTCGAAGGTTCTCTGATAGCAATGAATTGGAGCCACGGCCAGCGACTTCAAAGACCACAGCGCCCGGGTCAGATTGGGTCACATAGATCACATTGGCGTCGTTGCGTCGAGTAGAGAATTTGACTTTTAAGCCTTTAACTGCTTTTGGTTTGGTGTACGGGAACAGTGTTTTGTTGCCCTGTTTCCAGTTGCGGCTCATACCTGACAATGGGGTATCGGGATAGCGCGAACCAGCCAAGGTGACTAACGGCTGGGCTATTTGTTTAGCGTCAGCGTTGAATTGTTTGCGTAGGTCTTTGTCAATTTTGCCAAGGGCTTTGATGGCTTCCTTAGCGCCCACAACTTCTACTTTTGCTGTCGCTGTCATTTGCGCCTTGCTTTGTTTATGACGTCAATGACTGTGTTCATGTCTTGAATCTCGAAAGGTATTTGTGGAGGCCACCACCCAGTTTCAACCAGCAGTTCTGCTAGTGATCGTGAGTAGGTGCCTCCTCGATGGGGTTTGTTGGTTCGTCCGATATGACTTCAATGGCAACCAGTTTCTTCACATAATCATCAAAGATTGCCGGCACCGAAATGCCGTGTACTTTGCAGGATTCAAAAGCCATGAACGCCAAGTCCTCAAGACCTACGCCAGTGGCAAGGTTGGAGGCTTTTTGTTTGAACTTTCGTTCCCAAGCAATGATGACGTAAAGATTGGTTTTAACTTCGTATGTGGTTTGGTCGGTTGTGACCTTGAGCGTGAGTTGCATTGTGTTTTTTCTTTGTTTATCAGGTGATGTCGCGAACCCAAGTGCCGCCTGTGAAGGTGGCTTCTACGGTTGCGAGTTCACCAACTGTGGAGTTGATTGGCGTGAAGGTAGCGAGCATGGCGTTTGTGATGACGTACTCAGGGTTCGTTGCTGACTCTGTTGCGCCTGATGGCGAGATTGTCAGAATGGTTGTGCCTGTGCCTACGCATGAAGCAAGGATTGCCTCAACTTCGGTAGCGCCGTAAGACAAGAAGAAAGTGATTGCCACTTCAACTGACTGAAGGCCACCAGTGAAACGATGCCCGGTATCGCCAAAAGCGGTTGACTCAAGCGAGTCCTGACCAATGGTGATTGAGCAAGCGTTGGCTTGATCGCTTAGGTCTGTAGTGGTAGCACCTTGGGTGATTCCGATAGTTGCGTTGGATAGGAATGTTGTTGTTGCCATTGGTGGCTCCTTTTTCTAGTTGCGCCGTACTGCTACGGCAACGGTCATGTCATAGCAAGGAAGCATCTGCTCGCCGTACGAAGCGAGTGATGGCCTTCCATCCACTATGGCGATTGGTGAGTTCATAATTGTGTCAACCGTGGTCATCAGATAATCACCTGAGTCTTGGTTGCCCGGTGGCCCAGCAAGAACACGAATGACTAACCGAATGTCGCCCACGTTGTATGTGAACGCATCGAGCGTTGGCAATTCAATCATCACTGACAGTGGTCGGGCGTTGCGTGGGTCAGTGACAGGTTTCAGGCCCAGCGCGGTCAGCGCGGTCTTGGTTGCGTTAACTGCTTCATACAGAATGCCTGTTGCAGCCATTAGGCGACCTGTGGCCTTCCACAGCCAAGCAGCTGCATGATCTGACCAAGGGACATGGTTGGTGTTCCCATGCCCATTGAGTCAAAAGAGGCGTAGCCATCCACAGCGCCACGAGAGCGATATTGGGTGGCTGCATACATGATTGTCCCGAGTTTGGCTGCGCCGTCAGGAGCCGTTGTAAGGCTGTCTGTGTACCCAGCCTCTCTACGCTTCCGAAACGCCCAACTGCAGGCCGCTGAAACGCATACAGCAATGAATGCGGTGTCATTAGCGGTAGCGACCTCGATGCCTAGCCAACTGGTGACGTCGGCTGAGGTAATCCACGAGCAAGTAGGCGTATAAGTAACAGTGCCAGTAGCAACGCTTCGTTCAAGGTCATCGCCTGCACTGACAAAGATGATTTGGTTTTCCATGATGACGTCGTAGTCAAAGACCAAGTCGCCATATTCGGACACCCGGAGAAACAGGTAAGGCTCGGTAGAAACCACAGTGTGTGTGCCGTTAAGGCTGTGTCCTGCACCTGCGATAACTACCGAGTCTTGGGTCTGAATGTCTGTGTCAACAAAAGTCTGCAAGATGGCATAGTTGTCTATTCGCGTATGAAAAGCGAGGTTATAAACAGCCAT